CTTACCTGTTAGATAATCATAATACATTTGAATTCCTTCGGCTTCTGCAAAGTTACCTTCGGGACCGTTTTTACCTTCCCCACCAATATCAGCTTGTTTTTGGAATAACTGCTCTTTAGTTTCCAAATCAAATACTGTAACTAAGTTAGGAACTCCTGGGTCACTATTTCCTGTGTACCAATACAATTTACCGTCATCATGTGCAACACCTTGCATTGGTTGTCCACCTGGTCCATCTGTTAAGTGCATTGGAATATCCATAGTATAAAGTAAGTTATCTATTCCTGCATCTACATCGGCTAAGTTTCTGATTTCAATATAGTTCATTGAGTTTCTAGTTGCCCACTCTTCTTGTGGATATTCAATTCTATATAATATTGTTTGTTCTTGTTCGTTTATAATAGGAGTAATATATGGACGTTCAGGTTTAAATGTTTCTACCTCTTCCATATCATAATCTCCATAAGTTAAGGTAACATTATTTCTCCATGAAAATCTAACCATGGTGTTTGAGCCATCTGGTCTAGTAATAAATGAGTAAATCCAAAACTTATCATCTTCCCATCTATAACCATTATGCGTTCCATGACCGCCTCCAGTTATTTTCATCTGTGCCAATAAAGAACCGTTAGCTTTCATTTTACTTAATACATACCCATCTTCAATAGCATTAGTCATATATACTAATCCTGTTCTATTGTCAATATGGAATGATTGCATTACACTGTTTACCCAACTTGATAAATTCGTAAGATATTGCCAGTTTTGATTTGGAATATCAAACATAAACTCTTGGGCTAAAATTGTATCTTTGGCATCTTGTACCGAAGCCATAATGTCCTCTTTATCCATACCATACTTCTGTCCATCTGATAATAATCTATCAAATAGCGTATTATGGTCTACGCCATTGGCGTCAACACGAGCATCTTTGACTTCTAATATGTTATTTCCTGAGCTCTTAGAAACAACTATATTGCTATATCTTTTATTTATAGTTTTTAATCCATTGTCAACTGTTCCGAACTGGTCATCTGTAATTTGTTTGCTATTGTGAGCATTTAAGTCTGTAGTCTTATGTGCTTCTATACTATTGCTCATCTTGTTTACAAAGTCTTCAATTCTTAATAAGTTAGTGTGGATTTGAGTTCTAAATTCTTGACCTAGTGTTACTGTCAAGTTTTTTATAAGTTTTAACATTAATCGACTCTCTCCTTTATTTACATAGCGTCAATTTGAGCTTGTAAGTTATCTATTTGTTGTTGTAAGTTTGCTAAGATATCTCCTAAATCAGAATCAACTTCTAGTCCATCAATAGCGTTTACATGTGTTACTGGATAATATTGTACATTGTCTTTGTCTACCTGTATTCGAACATTTACCTCTCTTGCCATTTAAAATACTTCCTTTCTATTCATCTACAATTACACTACCAACAACATCTGAATACCCTTCGTAATAAATATTGCCTGTGTCTAATCCACCATAAGCAATACTAGAGTTAACATTTTGTATTCTTCTTAATAGATTTCTTTGAATTGAGACTAAGTCTTTTGCTGCATTACTAAACTCTATTTCTGATGGCGTTTGTGTGTAAGGATGGAATTTTGTTAATTTTACTACCTTTAAATCTTCGTTGAATTTTAATACCTTATGATAAAAGTGTAAAGTATTATTTTCACTTATCTCGTCATATCCAATATAGCTTGTTGATAGCTCTATATTAGGAGTGTCGTTTATCGTTTCTTTTAACTCCTCTATCAAATCTTTGGAAGTGGTAGCCGTTTTGGAATAATATGTTGCTCCCTCCATATGACCAAATGCCTCATATGAATTTGGAGATTTATACTCCGCATAAGCGTGATACAATGTTTTGTCTTGTAGTACTGAGGTTAAGTTTAATACCGTACCTTTTGCCGTATTAAGATACATCCTTGGTGCATGACCTTTATAGTTAACACCACTTCTAGCACCTTTAAATACCGCTTTAAAAACATGTTCACCTTTTTCTAAATGCTTAGAAACTACAACTGGAACAGTAGTAGCATTTTTAGAATATTGGCTGAATGTTCCAACCTTTTCCCCATCTAAAAATATATCAACATTTCCACCATATTTTTGTTTCTTATTGTTCCATGTTAATACTTCATTTCCCCATTTACAGTTAATAGTTTTATAGTAAGTGTTTCCAACTCCTGTTGTGTACCATGTACCATCTTTGTTATATGTTCCTGTAAGTTTCATGCTACTTGGTTTTACTGGGTTATAGTTTCTCGTTTCTGTTTTAGTTTTCTTTTTACCATAACCGCGTGCGAATGTTTTTAAATCTGTTGTGGTAATTGATGCTTGCACATCTTGCGTATTGTATTTGTAGTAAAGAATAACATCAGACTGCTTATAAAAATCTTCTTCTGAATAAAAATTTATAACTTTATTATCTGCAAAATAAACATATCCGAATAACTCTGCTCCCTCAACAATATACTCCATGCCATTTTTATTGCCTAATTCAGATATTGGCGCACGCTTGTGTCTAATATCCCCAACAATGTTATATGACATTCCAACCATATTATCTTTAAACCCAAAATCTAAATATTGCTCCAATGTATATTCTGGGGATGTTGTTTCTTCGTCTGTGTCACTGCCACCTTCTGCATCGGCGTTCAACGTATCTTCTGATTGGTCAGTGTTTACATAGTGGTTTTGTGCCTCCATAAAAATATGCTTACAAACCACAGCATTAGTCACCATAGCATTGTCATGTGTTAAAGTAGTTTGTTTAATCACGTAATGTTGCCCTTCATAGATTATATAGCTCTCATTGACAAGCATGTCAAAAATATCGAAATTATCGCTCGTCCTAATTGCTGTAAACTCAATTTGTCTCTCATTATTTTTCTCGTATGTGTACTTGAACGTTGAATAGTCTATATCTGTTAATATTTCGGCATAGTTCCCAAATCTATTTTTTACTATTATTGCATGATTCAAAAATGAAATCTCCTTTCATCAAAAAACACCTCTATTATAGAGGTGTTTGGTTTATTTTCTTAACTTTATTTTATTCCGTTTAAGGATACTGGAAATTGTAGTGCTACTTCTATTGTATTTTTCTCCAATTTCGTAAGTTGATAATTCATCAACAATGTATAGCTCAATTATCTTTTCAATATCGTATTTAGAAGATGATTCAATCATTTTAATAATATCTTTTTCATCTTTTAATAATACATTCGGTAATAATGATTCCTTGTTTATATTATCTTTGATAAAATTAAAATCACTTTTACGCGCATCAATAAAGATTAGAGTGTAACCATTCTCTCTAGCCCATTCACGTTTTTTATTGTCTGATATCTGTGTTTTTTTATAAGCCTGCTCTGTCCATATGTTTTCTTTTTGATAATGTTGTTTTCCATTCATCTCAACAATTATCTTTGTGTCATGGTTTATAAAATCAAATCTTCCATCTTTATATGTGACTTGATACTCATATCCTAAAGAGTAAATCTTATTTATTGCTAACATAAAACGTTCTGGATAAGAAATGTTAGAAGAACAATTTTGACAAGAGAACCCATGTTTTACTATGGAGCTAACGACTACCATTTTGGTATTGTCGCAATTCTTAGTTGAACATTTAAACAATATTTTCTTACCGGAATATGGAGTTGTATGTTTGGCTTCATCCACGTTGGTAATGTTGCCTCTTATTTTTTCGATATTCCATAAATTATTTTTTTCAGTAGCTCGATGTCCTGATGTATATGCACAACCAACACCTCTTTTCAAAACACTTTCATTTACTTCATAAATTGGTTCCTCTGGATAATTTATTGACTGTACTTTATAGCCTCTACACGAATACTCTCCATCTTGGACTCTAATATGTTCAATAATTTTCAAGCTAGTGTTTACAGTTTCACCAATATCATAGATGTGTTTCTTATTATTAACGCGTTTACAAATACCAATTTTTATTAATTTATTATAAACTACTGTAGGATTACGATTTAATTTGTCTCCTATTTCTTTATTGCTTTTTCCTTCATTTTTCATTCTAGTTGCTGTTTCTATTTCTTTATTAGTCCATTCTCTACGTTTCCCCATTTTTCTCATCTCCTTTAGATATATTTGTTCTTACATATATCTTACTAAAGATGAATAAGGATGTCAAGGTTTAATTGCGATTATCTGTAAATAAATCTAAATTTAAATTTAACATTTAAATTTCCCGGCATATCTATACCATCTATTTCAATGTTGTTCATGCCTGGTTCAAGTTGAACAAAATCAAAATTCGTATTTATACCAACTCTATTACCATCAATAGTTGGATGTACCCCATCTAATATTAATGTCCCATCAAACGGTGCGGTATATTGAAATACTGTATTATTACTATAGTTTGTCATAGTAAAACCATTGGGTGCCACTCCTGTTATTTCTATTCTTAAATTATGTCTCATCAATGGGTCTATAACATCAGTGGAACCGTTCCATATTTCAAATCTTTTATCTGTAAATTCATAAGCAATATCTCTATCTGTAACAACGCCATCCTCGAACGCCCAATAATCTGTTAAAAATGTAATATCTGATGTGTCTCTTATACTTTCACTATATCCATTTACCACCACAAAGGTAATTGATACTTCGCCATTCTTACCATATTTGTCCTCATATTCTATACTTTCTGGAACAACAAGATATCTCCTTGAAGGAAAATCTGAGTGCATTACATAATACGCTTTTCTTTTATATATAATTCCACGTATTCTAGTTTTGAATAAGTGATAGTCGTGTATATCATGTCCTGTGTATGCAAATCTTAAGATTAATTTAAAAGGCTGGAAGGTACTGCTCGCTGTCAGTACCCCATCAGTTCCTTTTATTTCTTGAGTGTTCGTTGTAATTTGTACATCGTCCTCAACAAAATCCAAGAATTGCAAACGGGTAATCTCTTGTGTAAGGTCCATTTCACCTTTATCATCTAAGATTTTTACCCATTTACCTCCTGTAATCATATTCTATCTCCTCTCTTGTTTATACGCCTTGATTGTAGTTGCCTAATATCTGTTGCATATACATTTCTTGACTTATTTCATTTGTCATTTTCTTACCGTTTAGAGTAGTATCTTTGCCTAAAATACCTCTATTAGTTTGTGCGATATCCTCAGTGGCATTTACCATTTTGCCCATTAAGAACATCATATCTGACATCATTTGTTTCATTTGGTTAATGTCTGTACTATTCGTATTTGTTTGATTTTGTAGTCTTAGTTGAGCGTTACGAATAGACTCTTCTTTCTGTTTCAGAGCATCCGCGTATTGTGAAATACCTGCGTATACTGCTGATTGTGTTCTACTGAATATATCTGAACTCATCATATTTTTCAATGCTGCGATAGATACATCATTTGGAATAATCTGTTCCCCACCTCTGAGGTTCATGATTTCTCCGCCTTTTTCGAACACGTTAGCTAAACCTGCACGAGCTGAATCTGTACCTTTAGCATAACCGTGACCTTTACCGATGGCTTGTAACATTCCGCCTCTGCCATAACGAGCTTTAGCGTATCTCATACCTGCGATAAGGTTATCTAAACCGTTCCAAATATTGCCATGACCTTTAAGTTTGTAAGCATTGAATGTTCCAGGTTTAACCTGTACCAAACCTTTTGCTCTACCATCAGCTAATCCATCAGTTCCACCTAACGCTTTAGGGTTTCCACCGGACTCTGTTTGGATTTGTTTTTGCCATGCTCTAACGTAAGCAGCAGATGTTGGAAGTCCCGCAAGTTTCAAGGCTTTCTTAATATCGCCATTCCACTTACCTGACTTGCCTCCGCCTCCGCCATCGTTTTCTTTCAACCACGGCACGGGATTAAAATGCTGCCCATTACGTCTCATCTCATAGTGTAAATGCGTGTTATTCCTTACTTTCATAAGGCACTGACTATATCTTATTCCTAAACGTTACTTTAGGAACCTCACTACTTCCACACGATTGTGTGTACTCTACTCAGTTATATTGATTAATGCCTGTAACATTAACCTCACCTTTCGATAGTCGATACACCTTCTATTTTAATAATAGCTTGGCACGGGATTGTCATATGCTTTCGCACTTAGATTTCCCCGTTAGCACATCTTATGATGCACACCTCACGCCCTGTGAGTTCAATGAGTTGTTTAATATACGTTGCCGTATAATGACCCCTATATTTTGAGGTCCTGTTGAATCTCCTGTACTACCTACCTTACCTAAATAACTTCCTGGTTTAACTTTCTTATTACCTGTCCAGTTTAATTTACTCATGTGTCCGTAGATTGCTTGTAGTGGACCGTTTTTAATCCACATACTGTTACCAAATCCGCCATTATAGCCTGATTTACCTGTCGCTGTACCTGCCATAGTTGAATAAAGTTTTTCACCATATTTATAGTTAACGTCAATACCATGATGGGGTCTTGGGAATGGATATCCCATTGCTGCTGCTTTTGCTGCTGATGGAGCATATCCAAAGTTGATACCTTTAGATAAGTCGATATATCCACCATCGCCCGCACCTTCTGCATCTGTTAACCAACCATCAAATAATGAACGCGCTCCATTTTTAAGACCTTTCCACATTGGGTCCCACATCATGTCCTTAGGTATTTGACCTTTAACTTTAGGGAATTTTACTCCAAACTCTGATAGTATTTTATCAAGTAATTTACCTGGTTTACCTACCCACTCTAACAAGTCTCCAGCTTTATCTTTAGCCCAACTACCTGCTGTGCCTAGTGCTGCTTTTGCTCCTTGTCCAATATCTGCAATTTTCTTAGCAGCTGGTTTAGTCTTAGCAGCACCTATACCTACTAAATCAGCTAAACCTTCTTTCAAGCCTCCGCCTGATGGACCGAATGCACCGATTGCATCAAATGCATGTTCATGATTTTTCTTCTTACGTTTCTTAAGCATATCTTTACCCATGCCTGTACCACTTGCGAATTTAGGTATCATTCCAGCTTGTTGTGCACGTTGTACACTTCTACCATTATGAACTATATCGCCTTTAGCAAGTGGAACTGTAACGTTTCTTCCTTTCGGAGCTATCATCTGACCATTAGCTTTTTCAATAACTTCTTGATGACCATTAGGACCTGAGCCGTTACCGCTACCTCTATCATTGACCATAGCCAAGCCTGGTGAACTAACTGCACCATTTGATACTGATAAACCGCCACCGACACCTGTGTTACTTGCTCCTGCTGTACCTGTGTGTAATGGTTTAATTTTCGTGTCTACTCCCAGTTTATCAGCTACGAAGTTTACACCTTTAATTAAAGAGTTTAAGCCTGTTTTGATTCCTTTAACCATGTTGTTGATTACATCACCTATTTTGCCAGCTAAACCTTTTAATCCGTTTTTCATATTTGTGAAAGTTTTACGTACACTTCCCCATAATGATGATGCGATTCCAGTTACAGAATTTTTGATAGAGTTCCAAATATTAACCATAGAACCACGAACACCGTTGAAAATATTACGCGTTGTTCTACTTAAAATGTTCCAAGTTCCTCGTATACCGTTCCACATTGAACGAACAACATTTGTTACTGTTTTTCTAATTAAGTTCCATACCCAAACTAAGAAGTTTTTGATTGAAGTGAATAATCTTCTAGTTACGCTAGCAATTGCATTCCAAACTCCAGTAATTGCTTTCCAAAGAGTTCTAGCTATTGTAGTTACTCTAATTCTGATATTATTCCATAGCCATATAGACCAATTTTTGATATAATTAAATATACGTCTTGTAGTTGATGCGATTGCATTCCAGATGTTTGTGATGCCTTTCCACATTAACCTCGCTACTGCTACTACTCTAGCACGTAGATTTCCCCATAGCCAAACTGCCCAATTTCGAACATAATTAAAAATTCTTCTTGTAGTTGAAGCTATAGCATTCCAAATTGTTGTAATACCTTTCCATAACAATCTAGCAATTGCCACTACTCTAGCGCGCATGTT